CGAAGGACGGCGACCGCTTCGACTCTGGCGTGCTGTTCGATCCTTCGAACCGGCCGATTCGGAAGTTCAAGTTGAAGGAGTTGGCGGCATGAAATTCTCTGAGCAGGTAGTCCTCGGCAGCACACTGATCCGTTTCCAGCCGTGGTGCTTTTTGCAAGAAGGCTGCGGCTGTTTGATTGGGATGGCCGGCGCGGCTCTTGGGGAAACCTACCTCGGTGGCAAGCAAGGCGCAGAGCGCATCGGAGAACTGTTCCCTTGGCTGACCAAATTCCGCGTCGTTCGGTGCCCGTACTGCTTTGTGACTCACTACAGTTTCTGTGAGACGGTGAGTTGCGTAGCCTGGCACGTTGAGCAGGGTGAAATGACGTTTGACCGGGCGCTAGCATACATCCAGATGATCGAACCGCAAGAGGAGCCCGCTCCGGTAGAGCAGAAAGTCGCGGCATGGAACCGCTATTGGGGAGTGCAAGTATGAGCACAACCGCGCTGGAACCCATCGGTCTTGACGAGACTCAGTGGGACGATTTACTCACGCTCTTGTCCGCATGCACCCGCGAGCAGTTGGATCGTGTTCGCGGCGTGGTCACTGAGGCGATCGCGAATTCCACTCCAGTGGAGAAAGAGAAAAAGATGGCAGCAAAAACCGATGTGCAGCCGGAATTGTTTCCGGAGAAGTCGACGGCTCTGGCCGTTGAAATCTGGAACCTGATGAAAGGTCCATCGGACCCGGCAGCCGAGGAGTTGCCGGAGGAGACCCTTTCGAAGATCACCATGTTCGCGAAAGAGATTCGTAACCGGACGCTCGAGGAAATCGCAGCGGCTGTGGACCGGGCGTATTCGAAGTTCACCGAGACCGTGGTGACGGATATTCGCAAGCGGAAGGAGTAGGCCGTGGCCGAGGACTGCCCAAAGTGTAAGCATCCGATGAAGGACCACTACAAGGACAAGGAGAAGACGCACGCGCACTTTCGGGATGCCATGCAGATGAAAGGACTGGAGTCGCGAATGTTTCCCAATCTCAACCCCAACCCGTATTGTCATGTCGCGCTGTGCACTTGCGGCGTCGATTAAAAATAAACTTGCAAGCGCGCGCGAATCGTGTTACGGTGGCTCACCATGAAGACATTAGCAACAGCGATCTTCGTTCTCGCAGCAGCCGAAGTCTTCAGTTCAATCTACCTTGGAAGGATAATCACCATGTCGACAGTTTCTCCTGCCCAGGCACTCGCTGATCTTGGAACTCTGATCACGAACCTGACCGCGGCAGTCACCGGCGTATCGAATGAGTTGACGGCGCTGCTGACGGCTATCAAGAACAACAATGGAGTCAACCCCGGAGCGATTGAAACGCTGATCACGACCGGCGAAGGGCTCGTATCGAATCTGAACGCGGCAGTGGCGGCAGCGCAAGCCGCAGTCAATCCTCCGATTGCAGTGTCGATTTCTCCGACAAGTGCTACGGTGGCGCCGGGCGGAACGCAGACTTTTTCCGCAAGCGTGACCAACGACAGTGCGAATGCCGGAGTAACGTGGTCGGTGGCAACCGGCGGCCAGGGAAGCGTTTCGGCGGGTGTCTACACGGCTCCGGCGGGAGCAATCCCGGGGACCGATACCGTCGTCGCGACCTCTGTGACGGACCCGACGAAAAGCGCCAGCGCCAGCGTGACGATCAGTTAACGCGGTCCAAGTCTTGGACCTCAACAATTTGCGGAGCCGTTCTTAGGGGCGGCTCCGTTCTTTGACCAAAATGCCGACTCCTTGCGACCCCTGCCTAGTACGAAACCGAGTTTCAGAAGCAACGCACCAAGTAGCCGGTGAAAACTGGTGCGACAACTGCTTTCGCGGCATAGACGGAGAACTCAAGCAATGCCGGGTGTGTGGTAAGGTTCTCCTCGAAAGCAATCTCTCCGGATTTTGCCGCGCTTGTCATTGGAGCGGAGCCGAGTACAGGTACCGAAAATCAAATGGAAATCAAGAAACTTCCCAACCCAGTACCGCTTGTGCTGTGGGACAGAAGTCTGTGTGAAAAGCCGTGCGAGCGCGTAACGGTTTTTGATGCCAACCTCGCGGCCTTCGTGGACGTCCTGAAAGCCACCTGCTACTACCACCGCGGCTGCGGGCTTGCGGCTCCTCAGATTGGAGACTTCCGGCAGATTGCGCTCGTTCATTATCCCGAGGACGCAGAGCCGTTCGTGATGGTGAATCCGATCATCGACGAAATCAATTCCAAGGGAGAGCAGGTCGACGCAGAAGCCTGCTTATCATTGCCGGGCTCGTTCAAGAGCGGCGAGCGGTGCCGGAACGTGGCGCAGGTAAGACGAGCGATGGATCTGGTGTATTCGTATCAAGACTTAACGGGCCGGAGGATTGAGGCGAAAGCGCACGGGATGCTGGCGCGAATCATACAGCATGAGACGGATCATCTCAGTGGATGGTTTTTTACCGACAGGATCGGGGACGCCTCGCGCGCGGTTGTGATGCGGCAGTACCAGAACTTCTTGAAGACGCTTCAACCGACAGGTGCGCCTTCGACCACTTGAATGTCGTGGTCTTGCGAGTTCCAGAATAATTCCCGCACGTCGCGGCTCTGGATGATGCAGCCGTCGCTGGCGTAGCCGGGATGGGAAACCGAGTCGCCGTGCATCATAAATCCACTTCGGCCAAACGTGACTGTTGCCGAGTACGGTTCCAGGCGGATAGCGAAGGGCCCATGGGTCGCACTCTCCGGAATCAACTCAACGGCTTGCCAGAGCCCTTGCGGGCAGGGACCGACATTGTGGATGTCTTGCGCTGTGGGATCGTTAACGCGGGGAGGCTGTCCGGAGTAGCCTTTGCCTTGGAGATTTCCATCGGGGTCGAGGAAGTTGCCAGTGATTTGCTGATATGTCCATGCCATGACTGGAATGATACCGCTAACATTTCGCTGGTTGACAGAGAAAAATTCCGGCGTATAGTTGTCGCTTCGTATTTAGGGGTGCTTCGGGAGCTTGCAAGCGGTTATAATCCTCCCAGAAGTTCCTGCCACCAGAAAGCCGCATTGGGCCAACAGTGCGGCTTTCCCCACCGCTTGCAGAAAAAATCCTTTTGGATTAGAGTCTCCCTCATGGCAATCAAGACTTCGGTTTGTGGCGTGAAAGGCCATGACATCGCCTCGGTGGTTGCAAGAGAAACGCAAATCCCCGGCACGGCAATCATGGCGCGGCAGTACGAAATTCTCTGTGTGCAGTGCGGGGCTTCTCTCGAAGAAATCAGGAAAGAACTGAAGTCGCGGTCTGGAACGTCGCAGCGCGACCGCAAGGCGAAGGCCGCTGCATCTGCCCCACCTGCTGAAAATCCTGTGGAGGTTCATCAATGAGCACGGCAACGGTTACACCCGCGAAGAAGGTTGCAAAGATTCCGCCACTGAATCCCTGGGCGGCTCCGGCGGTTGCGTGTCCAAACAAGGGCTGCAACAAGATTCTCTATCCGGTGATTTCCGACAACCCGAAAGGCGGGGAGAAGGAACTGCGCTACGACTGCGAGCCGTGCGGGTATTCGTTCTACGCCAGCCTGCAGCACGTTCAAGGGCAGTGCAAGCCGCTGGGCCAGCCGAACAAAAAACTGCCGGACATGACGGATCGAAGCGTGACGGTCGGAGCGTAGGGAGAATGGGTGAGGCGAATATCTTTACGGTTGGGGATGCGCCAGTCAGGGTGCCAGAGGGTAATCTCCAGAGGCAGTTATCCAGTGGCGCGTTTGACCCGTACCACAGCGAGTTGGGAGACGGAAAAATGGCGATGCTGGCAGCGCGAGAGTTGAGAACCGGGAAGGAAGTTCCGATTCCACAGGAAACGCCCCCGACCGATGCCGAGCGGGTTTTCGCTCTCATGAAGGAACTGATCGCACTGCTCCGTCCGAGCGATGAGATGAGAGACCAGAGAGACCAGAGGGACCAGCCGGACTGGAAGTTCGATAAGCGCAAGAATCGCTGGGTACAAGTGGTCCCAAAGGTTGAGCCTCCGGCCAAGAAAAAGGCCGCGAAAGCGAAGCGCAAGAAGAGGCGGTAGTCGTGGACGAGTGCCCATGGTGCGGACTGGAATACGAACTGACGCCGGAAATCGAGCGGGAGCACCTGAAGGTCTGCCCGGTTTTCCAGACGCTCCCGGTCGCGGCGGTAAAAGACGGCAAGAACTTCGTCGCTTTGCCGGGCTACCCGGACATTCTGTGTGAGCGAGAACGGATCCAGTGAAAGACGCCGAACACCACGACACGCCGCACGATGCGCTGATTAAAGCTCTGGAGCGCGTCGAGGACATGGAAAGCGTCCTGATCATTTACGAAGGCAAGACCGGGTACTCGGCGGGTAGTTTCGACAGTGATCTGACCGTGGCGAATGCGCTGTACCTCGTGGAATTGTTCAAACATTGGCTTCTTTCTCACACCGTGGATTCAAAGGACTAACGATGGCAGTGCTCGACATGTTTGGCCGACCAATCGAAGCGGGCGATCTGATTGTCTACCTCTCACCAAAGAACCATCCACTGCTGGTCCAGAGCGTGAAAGAGCCGTCGCTCCTTGGAGCAAACCCGCAGCAGATGCCGATGGGAGAATTGCGGCTCTCGCTGAACTTCGGGGAGCCTGTACCGAACCCGAACCGCTCTCCGAATGTCCAGTTCTCGGATTTGATGATCGTGATGAAGGCGGCGGACAAGCAGCCGCAACCCGGTAAGCCGAATTGAACTCCCTCGAAATTGTCGTCGCGGTTCTGGCCGCCATGCTTGGCGGCATGGGCCTGTGTGCGCTCGGAGTTTTCTGCTACTTCATGTTGAAGGGCATGAAGGAACTGCAGCAGGCCGCCGACAAGGTTGTGGCGGCCGTGGCCGTGGTTGGTCGGATGGAATCGCTGCTCGACCGGAACTTCGGAGAAGGTTCGCCCGCGGCACGGGCGGCGAAATCGGTCAGTGCCCTGAGCGAGAATTTGCCGATGCTGATAGCCGGGATGAAGGGTTTCAGTGACACGATGGCGGTTTTCTTCAAGGCCGCGTTTCAGGAGAGGGAAGTCGAGAAAGTTATCAGCCCTCTGGCTACGTCGGTTGACGACTCGCAATTCATTCCGTACAGCGAAGAGGCAGCCGCGCAGTTCGAAGTCGAGCGCGCAGCGAAGTCACAGCGGCTGGACCTGTCGAAAGAAGAGTTGGCGACGATGCGGACGGAGGCTCCAAAGCCTCAGCCGTTGCCAGAAGAAACCCCCACCCCTTGACGTAACACTCTTCTTGTCCAATACTTGGACTCGATGGCCCGTACCAACGCCAGCCCCACATCCGAAGTCGCCCTCCGGCGATACTACCGAAACCACGAACTCGGAGAGGGCATCCCTGAAATCGCGGCTGCCGAAGGCGTAGCGGAAGAAACCGTTCGCCAATCCATCCATGCAGTCCAGCTTTACCGTACCCGGCACAAAGTAGAGCACGCACATGAGGCCATGGTTGGCGTCGTCCTAAACGCCACGCCGAAGGTCCAGCGGACGCTGGATAAAGTTCTGACGGCAAAAACCGAGATCACGGTTGACGGGAAGACTCGGAAGGTGGATGACCTGTCGATGCAGTTGCGTGGGGTTGAAATGGTGAAAGGGATCATCCAAACCGTGCAGCCGCGGGGCCCGTCGACGGCAGTACAGATCAACAATGCAAATCTCGCTCACGCCCAGAGCGCGCGTGTGGCCAGCAGTTCTTATGTTGGTATGGAGGACATGCTGACGGAGATTATGAAGGAGCAGGAAGCGCAGCCGGCGCCGGAACAGCGGCAGTTGGCCGGAGCGAAGTTAGAGTCGGTACGCGGGGAATATGCTGAAATTGAACCCGCGGACGACGTAGATGAGTGACATACCCCGTCGCGACCCGCTGATCAACCAGGCGCTGGAGATTTTAGACCGCCACTGGCGGCGCTCGAAGTTCGACTACGCCATCGCGTTCAACACTCTCGGCTCAGTCGAGCGGCAGTTCATCAAACAGGAACTGAAGAAGTGCATCCTCTCCCCGCGGTATTACCTCGAGAACTATCACACCATCCAAACGGAAGATGAAGGATTCAAGACCCTGTACCCGTTCTGGGATTCGCAGGAAATCTTCTACAACGAAATCATGGACATGGTGCGGGCGGGCAAGCCAGTGAAGTGTTGCGTGCTTAAAGCCCGGCAGCTCGGCCTGTCGACGATCTCGGAAGGGCTGATTTTCCATCGGACGATCTTCAACCGCGCGGTGAACTCGCTGATCGTTGCGCAGGATCCCGGGCAGTCGGCATACCTGTTCGACATGTTCACGCGCGCGTACGACAACCTGCCATGGTGGATGCAGCCGGAAAAACTCTTTCGGTCAAAGGGCCGGTATATGGTGTTTGCGACCGACAAGCCGGATAGGGAAGGCTTGAATTCGCAAATCATGGTAGAAGCCGCGAACAAACTGACTGGCGTTTCGGTTGGCAAGACGATTCGGGCTGGCCACCTCTCGGAGTTGAGCGCATGGGACGATCCGACAACCCTGACTGAACAAATCTTCCCGACCATGAATGCGAAGGACGAACTGGCGATCATGGAGTCGACAGCGCGCGGCCGGTCTGGAACCGGGAAGTTCTGGTACGACTTCTGGAACAACTGCGTGAATAAGTGGGGGGATGGACTCTGGGAGTGGAAGCCGATCTTTATCGAGTGGTTCCGTTGCAGTGTCAGCACGATCGACAAAAAGGGATCGGTCGGAAAGTATTCTCGGTCGACGGACGGAGCGGATTTTGTTCTGACATCCGACGAGTTGGCCTTCCGCAACAAGGTGATGAAGGATACTCCAGACCACTTCTACATCCCGGACGAGATGCTGAAGTGGCGGCGCTACAAGATTGACGAAACCGTGGCGGCGACGGGAGATGCTTACGGTTTCCAGCAAGAGTACCCGTGTAACCACGTTGAGGCGTTCGTTTCTTCAGGAACCTGCGCTTTCCCGCGAGAACTCTTGAACCGGATTATGACGACGGACTGCTGCGATCCGGACTGGGTTGGAGAAATCGAGTACCACCACGACGCGCAGACGAAGTTCCGGCTTCATCTTACGGACGTGCGAGAGAAGCGGAGAACCGATCCAACGTGGAAGATTCCGTCGACAGACTATCCCGGTGGACGGCTTCGTATCTGGGAAAAGCCGATGCCAGGGGAGGCGTATTACATTGGCGCTGACGTGGCGCACGGTATTGAAGGCCGCGACTACTCTTGCGCGGAAGTCATCCGCATCGGGCGTGGCGGGGCTCCGGACGAGCAAGTAGCTGAGTGGCACGGCTGGATCAGTCCAACACCGTTCGGAGATACGCTGGCGGCTTTGGGGTTCTATTACAACACCTGTGAAGTTTCGAGCGAGATCAACGACTGCGGCCAGAAGACGTACATGCAGTTGTTCCGCATCCTCGGCTATCCGCAACTGTTCCGGTGGAAGCATTACGACCGCGTGAAGAATTTCTATTCGGACCTGATGGCGTGGCAGACGAACATGAAAACACGGCCGCTGCTGATCACGAATATGCGCGAGCGGTTGATGGATGGCGTCATCAAGTTGCACTCCTACGATCTTCTTGACGAAATGTTTACGTTCGCTTCGGACGATGATGGAGGGCGGTTCGAAGGGCAGGACAACCACGACGACACGATCTTTGCGGCCATGATCTGCCTGTGGTGCGCGCACGACTCTGACTACGGCCAGCAAGCCGAGATGTCGGCGCCGGTGGGTTCGTCTGGATATTTTGTTGTGGATGCGCGCGGGCAAATCGTGGAACAATGCCACAAGAAGAACGAAGATACGAAGCAGTGGGATCCAATAACCCGGGAAGAGGCGATGACGTACATGGGGAAGAACCCCTCATGGTCGATCCGGCGGCAGATGGCGCGGAAGGATAAAGCGAACACGGAATTTTCCCCGGTTCATGACAGGGCCGGTCTCCGTGCTACGATGCACTATGAAATGGGTATCCCGGCAGAGCGCATTACGGGATCGGAATTGATCGACGCGCCAGCGGAAGACCCGATGGCCGACTGGAGATCGTGGTGACCGTATATCTCAACAATACATCGTGCCTGTCGCACTTCTTCCACTGGCCATACGTTTGGTATAGCCGAAAAGAAAGAAGACTCGTCGTTGACATCGGTATTCCGTATAGCCTAACGATCTTTTTCGGGGAAAACGCGGAGCCCAACCCATGCCAGTAAACCCGGTAACCCAGCGCGAGATGCAGTCTCTCACCTCAGTCTTCGGCGGAACCAAGAACACCCCGCGCGCGGTTTTCGAGCGCAGCCGCACAGAGCATGCCGGGGAAGTGGTTGCGACTCGGGCGAACGACATGGCCATGGCGTGCCCGCGCTGTGCGGCAACCGGGGACAAGCAGTCACGGATGTTCTCCCGGGCGGATTCTGGCTACTACTGCCTGAAGGGTCACAAGTGGAATGACTACGACGAACTCATGGCCTTGGGGCCGGAGAAGATGCCCTTCAAGGGCATCGTGGCGCGGCAGGATGGCTGGGAGAAACTGCCGATCGACCTTCCCGGCAGCGTGAAAACCGATCTCGAAAAGAAGTTTGGAGACAGGCTCCAAGCAACCGTGCGCGCGGTTTTGGAAACGCTGGCGCAGTCGAAGTGTTTGATGGTTCCGGAGGAAGACCTGAAGCGGTTGAACGACCACACCGGGATGGACCTGAAGAATTCATCGCAGCTTGTCGGCGCGGTGTACTCGCTGAAGACGACGAACGTGAATCTGGAGGAGCAGGCGCGGTTGATGCGGAACAACCGGGTTGGCGGCTCGGTATCTCCGACAGCGATTGTGGTGGAGTTGGGCGATCTGTGCGCGAAGGTGATAGCGAAAGCCGAGGAGCGCGAGACGACGCCGGGGGAAGTGATCTGTACGGTTGTTGAGCAGTACGCATCGAACGACTGGATGTAAAAGGAGGAAATGTGCACTACGCAAATGGACGCGAAGCGAAGAATGGCGACAAGGTGGTATTGCTTGGGTACGGCGGTCCCACTGTCGGGATCTTGTACGATGCGACGGCTGGAAACGACTACTGCAACGGGAAAATCGCGGTGACGAAGCCGAACGATCCGTGCCCAAACTTGAAGGAGTGCCTACACGTTGACGACTTTCTGGCGCTTCTCCCCGCAGCACCAAACGCGGCCAGCGATACTTTGATGGCGAGAAGTGCGCTGGTGTCCGACAGTTCAAAGAAATGAGAGTGCTTCGCAAAAACGCGCATGTGGATTTAGCGACGGGCCGTCGTACCGACCAGTGGGTTGGCGACGGCCAGCGCGTCGATGTCTACTACGAGCCGCTGACGGCCAGCCAACTCGCGGCGGTCAGAGAGTTCGAGCGTACGATGAAAGAAGAAGTCATCCCAGAGATCGAGAGCGTGATGCGGCGGCGCGCGGAGTTGGCGCAGGAAAGCCGCAAGTGGATCGTTGGAGCGTAAGCCATGCCGATGACCCTGACAGACTACGCGGGTATGGGAGCCGGAGGCGGCTTCTCCCCGCAGCTTCCCTCACAGGAATCCGGTTCTGAGTTTCAGGACTCCGGAGTCACGCAGGCTATTGCTCGTTGGTGCGAAGCGGCTTTTGAAGAAGCCCGAGCCGATCAGCAGCAGTGCGACGAAGTTCAAGAAATCGACAAGTACGTTGACTACCTCCGGGGAAAGCAGTGGCCAGAAGGCCGACCGTCCTACCGCTCGAAACCCATCAACAACCGGATGAGCCGCCTGTTTTGGGAGCTTACGGCTCTCTTGACCGACATCAAGCCCGTTTGCGACATCCGCGCTACCGAGCGCGCCAAGCAGTACATCGAGCAGGAAGACATCCTCAACAAGACCACACGCGCCTGGTGGAGAAACAACCGCGTCGACTCGAAAGTCGCGATGACGATTGTCTATGCGATCTTAACCACCGGGTTCGCTAAGATTGAGTGGGAACCAAACCTGCAATTCGGGGAAGGTGATCTGCAGTTAGTTCCAATCAGTCCGCGGTGCATCCTGCCGTTGAAGCCGGGAACCGATCTGCAATCTTCTGAAGCCGTGATTTATCAGGACGTCAAGGGTGTTGGCTGGGTTCGCAGGAAGTACCCCGAGCGCGCCTACGCGGTTTTCCCCGACCAAGATGTTTCGCAGTTTCAAGCCGATGGCGGCGCGCCGGCCAATGTTTCTCCGCAGCTTTTCCAGATGCTGACCCCGGCTTTCAAGCGGGTGCTGGGCTCGAAAAACCGCCAGAGCCAGTCAAGCGCCTACCCGATGTGCAGATACCGGGAATTCTGGGTCAAAGATTATTCGATCAACACCTCAGACCGTCCAGTCCGGATGGGCCCGCCGGCTGGCAACGACCGTTACCGCATCGGCTACATGGTTCCACCCATGGCGCGGCTCTACCCACGCGGTCGGCTGATCGTCATGGCCGGGAGAAATATCGTTCACGATGGACCGAATCCTTACTGGCACGGCTTCTTCCCGTTCGCGATGTGCAGGCTGAATGTGGTGCCGTGGCAGTTGTACGGCATGTCCGACCTGAAATCATGGAAAGACCTGCAAGACATCGTGAACCAAATCTTTGCGGGCGTGATTGACATGATCAAGCGCGCCGTGAACCCGCCGTTATTCTTTCCCTCGAATGCCATCGGAGAGTCAGCAAGAGCCGGGATTGACTTGAGCATGCCGGGAGCGAAAGTCGCGTACTCCCAGACGGCCGCACACGAACCAAAGGTGCAGCAGACCGCACAACTCCCCGGCTTCGTGCTCCAGTTCTTGCAGGGCACCGAAAGGGAAATGGATCAGCAGTCGGGCATCGCAACCGTGGATGAAGCGATGCGCAAGAAGCAGGTGCCTGGGGGAGACACACTCGACCAGATCAGGAATTCCAAGCAGACACCGATTCGGATGAAGGGCCGAAACATCGAAGACTTCATTTCGGATTGCGGCATGCAGATGGTGCCAAACTTCTTCCAGTTCTACGACCGCGACCGCAGGGTATTCTTGCTGGGCAGTACCGGATCGCAGCCGCAAGATATTGACTGGAAGGCGAGCACGATGGTGCCGCCGGATACAAACCCCTCAGTGCACATCCGGAAATTCCGGTTTGAAATCATGGAAGGCTCGCTGCTTTCGATTCAGCGCGTGGAGAAAGTTCTGGCGCTGTCGAAGCTCCGCATGGCGGGCGATCTCGACCGGAAGACATTCTTCAAGATGCTGGACAGTTTGGAGAACATCTACATCGACGTGGACACGGTGGAAAAGAATTTGAAGATCGAGCGGGCGGAAGGTTTGATGGGCATGCCGCCGAAGG